CGCTGATACTGTGGTCAACAAGGCCCCAGATAACTTCTTTACCTTACTTGGTAAACTGGTAGGTATGGGAGGATGGCTGCTGGGATTAGTGGTGTTGCTACCAATGATCTTGGGGTGGATAATCCCTGGACCTCTGAAGATGCACAAGAGAAAGAAAAAAGGCTCGTAGAAATAACCTGGAAGGACATCATCCAATGCTCTGGATGGGAAAAGGTAGGCGATGTTAACGCCCCAAAATTTATTTCTGTGGGGTGGTTGATCTCTCGGGACGCAGAACAAATAAAAATAGCCTCAACCCTGGACTACGACGATGCTTTCGACGATGCCAAGGACGAGGCTAAACCCGTACCTTATGGTATTACTGCTTTCCCTGCCGGGTGTGTCTCAGGTATAAAGTTTCTTCAGCTCGTCGATACCACGTAGCCTGGACACTGGAACACCAAAACAAGGAGGCCTCTCTGGCCTACCAAAATCTGTTTTGAATTCCTCCTGGACACACTCCACACCTGATAACCATCCTTGTATGATGTAAGTGGGTTCACCACCCTTCCTCCACAGGTCCACTACCAACACGTAGTTCCTGTCTTCTATTGGGTCCTCGGGCCTGACCAACAAATGCCTCTGTACATCTTTGACAGAGCGCACCTCAATATCCTCACCGATGTCTGCCTTCTCATGGAAGGTATCGACACTACCATCCCAAAACATATCTAACGCCTTGGCTACAGCACACTCTGCTGCAGCTCCCTTGATATTCATATCAAACAAACCACCCTCATCCCTTCCCAGGCCATGCTTAAAGGCGTTGTGACCAGCCCTCATACTACTAAAGGACCTGGCCATCCCCACCCTGGCAGCCATCTCTGCCTCATACCATGTTAACTGGATCTTCATCAGGCGATGATGTCTTCTGGCTCCCCTTTGGTTGGGAACTCCACTACGGTAGCGCCCTCTACTGATCTAAGAACACTGTTGATCTCAGGGTTGTAGAAATCCCTGACAGTTTCCCACATGGCATGTTCATTTACATGCCCTGACTCATTGGAGGCCTTCTTTAGTGCTTCATCAACAGTTCCCAGGTGATCGCCCTTTTGAGCAAGGATGTTAGCAATTGTGATTGCGGAAGAAGTATGGAAAAGTAACATCCCTATAAGGGTGTCAACGTCCATTTCTGTTTTCAAGTTTTATTACCCTCCTATAGCCTGCCAGGAACCCAAGAAAACCTCTAAGGTTATCATCCAGCTCAGTTGATTTGGCTGCCTCAAACTCACCCGAGAGTTTGTCCAGGCGCAGCACGTAAGAGCACTCCACATCCCTCCCATACATGTCAGCTACGCAGGAAGCGTAAGCAGCGCACTGCAGGTGATGAGAAGAGTAGATGGCTTTAGAAGTCTTGAAGTCGATCACACAGAACTCGTCATCAACCTCAGCCACTGCGTCTACTGTCCCGGCATACTGATGTTCCCGGTTGTAGACCTTCTGCTCCGCAGCGAACCAGTTGACATCATGTTCCTTGACCCAGTTCCTGAAGGCGTTGACAGAGTTAACAGCGTTTTCATGGGGTGGCATCGAGGGAACCTCTTTCCTTATCCCCAGCTTCCACTCAATGGCGTTCTGGCAATAGCCGTGCGCTTGATGACCTATCTGTAGAGCCTCCCTGTTGGAGGCCCTGTGGGCGTTCCTGATCCCTTTAGCCATGTCATCAGGGGACAGCTCATCTTCTTGGTGTTCCAGGAACCACCGTGCCCCCATGCTGGCTGCCCAGGGGACGAGGGCCGGTTTAGCTATGTTATCTAAAACCGTGGTGGTCGCTGGAACATACTTACCATCAACACTGTATGAGTGTTTCTTTTCCAAGAACTCCAGATCGACAGTAGTGCCGTCATGGTATTCAATGGTGTGGACAGTCAAAACGGTAGGTCATCCGCCTCGTTATTACGATCCCCGTTATCCTGGGGGAGGGAGAACGTCACCTTCAGGTACTTCTTTCCGCTCTTACTGGTGTTGGACCAACCAGCGATACGGTACTCAGTACCCCCGACGAGACCCTTCCCGGTCATGTCTGGGTGACGATCACTCTTCTTGTTCTCTTCCTTGAAGAGGGCGCCTTCGTTGTCCTTCTGCTGAAATGCTGTCATTTTAGATTCCTCTAGTTGACGTTGAGTAAGCTCTTGCTGATGCGCCCATGCCTGGGCGTTATCTTCATCCTGCATAATTTGTTCGGGGGTCATTATATAGTACCGGCTCTTAGGTTTGCTTGAAAAGTTTGACCTACCCTGACCTTTAATGTCGCTGCTTCCATTAGCCATCTTATCTCTTCGTCCTCCTTTACTGCAATCTTGTACGCATCCAGCAGTTCAATGTACTCATGGTGGGCATAAGCCCATGCCTCTGAGGCTGCCACTGTTTTACCCGGGCCAGCCCTCCCAAATAGGATGGCTATTTTCGCTTTCTTAAATGACTCCAAATGGAGGCGGTCAGATCTAGCCTGCGCTGCCTTGGTTGCGTTGTCCCGGATGAAGTCTGCAGCCCTCTCTATCTCTTCTTGTGAAATCATTACAGTGAGTTGGTGATTGCTTCTTTGAGAGCATCCCGGTCCACCCCTAACACCCCCTGACTGACAGCCCTATCCAATGTCTGTAGTATAAAGTACATCTGGTGGTCAATCAAATGGGTGGTGTCGTGCATTTCCCGGTGGTGATCAGGGCACAGAGGCATCGTGAATATGTCACTGGCCTTGTACCCCATTCCCCCACAGTAGGGAGACATCCTCCCCTTTAAGTGATGGGCCACCACGTTCTCTTCGGATCTACAGTCAGAACAAGGGAGCGTCTGAACGAACTTCAGATACTCCTTGCTTTCCCAGCGCTTGCGCTTACTCAAATCCATGTTTAGTTACAGATGCTGTGTGTGCTGCCCCGTATTCCCCAACTGTAAGTCTGGTTGCATAGGAACAGCCTGCTAACATCCCGATTACTAACAACATAGTTAAAGTCTTCATATATTACACACTCCTGATAAGCATTGTTCCTCACTGTTGTCCTCAAAGATAACACCTCTCTTCTGGACGGCTTCAGTATACGGAACGGTGGCTATTGGTTGCCCTCCCCTGGAACCATCCGGGTAACAGGTCAACCCCCTTAGACCATGAGCGTACTTGGCTACAATCTTGGCAAACTTGTCCACACTGCCTTCGTTGTTCAGCTCTGTCCCCCAACCTGGAAGGTTAAGGGTGCTGGAGATCGCATGGTCCACATACTTCTGTACGTCATACTGGAATTTAATCCGGCGCTCTGGATCTCCAGCTAAATCGTGAGCGGTCTCTATTTTTTCGGGGGAAATTCCATCTTGAATCAGGGACTCAGCAGTGCCGTCTATGCAGATCTGATACTTCCACTTAGTCCCGTCAGTTAAGTACCTCCTTCTATAGCCCACCGCGTAAATGGGTTCTATTCCGCTGGTGGTCCCTGCGACGATTGAGATACTCCCTGTCGGAGCGATTGCTCTGTACCCTTTAGGCCTGGACACAAAGAACCGATCACAGTGTTCATTGGCTGCATGTTCTGACTCATCACGATAGACCTTGAGCCACTGCTTCAGCTCATCACACATACCATAGGTATGTCCCCTCTTCAGGAGCCACTCATGCAGCCCCATGAGACCTAGCCCGAGTCTCCTATTTTTCTCCCGGACCAACTTAACTTTTTCGTAGGGGAGGGTTCCTCGAAGCGTCCCACACACCAGAAATTTTGAAGACACCTGGACCACTTCCTTAAACTCTTCAATCGTTTCGATGTTCGCCATGTTGATCGAAGCCAGGTTACATACATCAGAATCATTTTCTGAGCAAATTTCTGTGCAGGCGTTACGGAGAGTTTCATTTTCCTTTTCCCCAAAGTTAAAGCTGAACCCAGGTTCACCAGTCATCAGTGCTTGTCTGCAGTTCTGCATGAATACATCCGGGAGCTGTTTTGTTTCCAGTTCTTTCAGGAAAGCGTCGTCATAGTTTAAGCTGATGTTCATCATGTCTAAGGGAGCAGGGTAGTTGAAGTCTTGCTCCTTGGCCTCAGCTATAGTCATCCCATTGTTCCCAATAAACATCATGTGCCAGTTCTTCAGTGTCAGAAATTGTTTGGCGTCTTCGTGCTGCCAGTTGAGACTCCCATACATAGCGGATCGTCTTGACCCACCCTGCATTACGTTCCTTCCCACCTCGTTTATAGTGTACAGAAGTGGAATCGGGCCACTGGCAACACCGCCCGTTCGCCGTAGCTGACGTCCACTGGGACGGGCAGCGCTTACATCTACTCCAATGCCACCGCCGGTCATAAGGCAGCTCATTGCTCTCTGGGTAACGCTGGACCATTCTTCTCTTGTATCCTCCTCTAACCTCAGCAGGTAACAGTTGTTTATAAACAACGCAGTCGGATCTCTCCCTGCGTAGTACACGTAGCGTCCACCAGGGATCATCTTAAATTCGGTCATCACCCGAGCCAGGTGATCCTGGTCGCTCTTGGCCATGATGTGGTGGGTGGTCCCGTTCCGGTTGCCACAGATGTCATTGACTATGGTGTTGACCCGGTCAGGCCATTGCTCAAATTGGTTGGAGGCGTACTTCTGTCTGAAGACTGTTTCGCCGAGGGTAGTTCT